TATATAGGAAAGGATAGAAGGAAGTAAAAAAACTGTTATACAACACTAATATGAGGTAATCCTTTGAGAGTATAGGTTAGAGGCTATATGCTAAAAGTCGAATATAGGCTAAAAGCGTGTTGTATCACAGGGTAAAAGTAGGGATGCTCTTTTTGTAACACGTGTTGTAAAAAAGGTCTAAAAACACAGTGAGTGACAAAAAGGAATTTTTAATATTGTGGTGGTAAGATACTTGGTGACAAAAAAGAGGTTGACATAAAAAAATGGGAGTCAATATTCTGACTCCCATAATTTTAGAACTGTGTGAATTTATTCAGTGTCTTCAGATTCTGGTGCGGTGACCCTTTCCAGTTCAGCTTCAGCTTTTGCTTCAGCTTTTGCCATCTTGGCAATTTTCACCTTTTCGTCACGTGCCCTACCGGAAAGTAACTGGACGTCAAATTCAATACCTGATATCATGATATTGATTCCAATGTTACCTTCAGGCTTTTCGGCGGTTTTCGTTTCAGTGAAGAGTCCGACTATGTCAGTAAAATTCGATTCGATCGTACCTCTGAAAAGGTCAGCAAGAAGTAGCTTGCGCGGATCATCCACTTTCGCAATGACCTTTTTAGCAATTATACCCTCCTTCTTGGCTTCTTTTACGAGCTTAGTCATTTCAGAAACTGATTTCTGAATTTCCTGAATTTCCTCAAGACTGTACTCTTTACCTTCAAATACCAATGTGCTTTTAGCTTCTGTGTTTGCTGTCATGTTTAAAACCTCCATTCTGGTTGGTGGTGCGTTTACGTTTGACTTCATCTTTGCCGCCTGTTCTGTCCGCCTCCTCTCCTATTTTGTATTTGTTAGTCACTATCAATAAGCTCTAAGGCTATACCGATATTACGTTCCGCGTCTAAAAGTGGAAGGTGACCATTTTGATTCTCGTGAGACTGATAATTGTGAATTAGTTCAATCGCGCGGTAAAGCAACAACCTCAAATTCTCCTGTATGTTCTCATCCATGTCTTATCTCCTTTCTATTTATTATCTATACTTATACGCCTATCGACTAACTAAAGCAAGGTTTTTTTTCGATATCCGGGCCTATAGACGATTTTTATTAGCCCGATAGCTAAGCGACTTAGGCTTAGACGGCGTAAAAGGGTCAAAACTATGTTAGACAGGTGAGAAACTTGCTTTTAGTGGAAGTAGTGGAAGTATTAGAAGTGCGTGTAGAAGTAGAAACGCCTACCCCTACCCAGCCCCCTCCGGGGGGGGTCTTATTATATATAGCCTCAAACCCCCACCTCAAATATTTTTTGAACCATTTTTTCTTTCTCACCACTGAACTTTTTTTACTATACACCTAAACCCCTATTCTGCTTACGCTTTTAATTTTTTTTCCTTTTTTTGAATTTTTTTCTTGACATCCTTTATATATGGGCGTAGAGTTCGGGGAAAGAGGGATAGTAGAAAATGGGACAGGTGCTGGCACTTTCGATAGTTGATCATTTACAACAAGACAGACAGATTCTGTCAAGGCCAATTACCACCCTTGCCAATATGGCTGGCTTAACCGTCAACGATGTGTACTCGAAGTTATTGCCGGAGCTTGTTGGAAAAGATTTGGGAGAAGCAATAAGGTATGCAGAGATCGGGCTGAAATACGCAGTCATGGTTGACCGCAACAGACTGAGAGAGGAAGTGGGTGTGCAGTTTGTCTTGGCCTTAGACCAGATCATCCAAATAATCAAAGATGGATTGGATTCAAGTGACAATTGGATTAAGCGAAAAGCTATGTTGCTTCACGCACACTTAATGGACGAAGCCTCAGAAAAGAGAAGGTTCGTGGAATCGGTCTTGGCAGACGATAAATTTGAAATTGTTAAAAATTCTATTATGGAAGTGGAGAAACTGGAAGAAAGCATTGTTGAGTTTGAGCAAGCAGAAGATGGTTCTTATATGATGGATGCCATTGGAGATTGCAATGGCCTTAACTGAGCAGGATAAAATTCTCAGAGAGAAGTATAAGAGCAGTCATTACCTTTTGGCGAAAGACCTGCTTGGGTTTGATGATTTGACACTGGGGTTTCATTACAAGTACATTTGCAGGAAATTAGACGAGCCGAGGAAAAAGGATATTAGGTTGTGGTTAATTCCACGTGGGTTCTTTAAGACAACGAATGTTACGATAACGCAGTCTATTAGTCTGCAACTTAACACGCCGGGGATTCGTATAGCGATATGCTCTGCGGTTGTGGCTAATGCGAAGTCAATGGTGACAGCGATCGGGAGTCCATACTTAGTGAACAAGAAATTCCGCCTCCTTTTTCCTGAGTATTGCCCGCAGAAGGCGCTGTCACCAGAAACAAAGTGGACTGAGAGTGCGATTGAAATACCTAATCGTGGTGGGCGTCCAGTGATGGAGAGCACGTTTGAGGCGTTTGGAGCGGATTCGACACTTACGAGTCGGCATTTCGACCATCTTATTATTGACGATCTCGTAACCAGAGAAAATACAACCACGAAAGACCAGATGGATAAGGCAAAGGATTTCTATCGTGCTCTCTTTCCACTCCGTGATAACCCTCACTCGCCAATGGACGTAGTGGGAACACGGTGGGATGATTATGATTTGTATGGTGATCTTGAGGAAGACCCGGACATTGAACTTATCAAGGTTCCTGCCATACTGGACGGTGAGGCTACATTTCCAGAGAGGTATTCACTCGAAGAATTAAATAAAATTAAACAAGGTAAGAAAATGGGAAGTTATCTTTTTTCCTGTTTGTATATGAATGAACCGATTTCACAAGAAGACGCTGTATTTAAGGAGAGGTATTTTAAGAATCATTATTTTGACATTCGACCGGACAGAAAATCTTTAGTTCGTGATGATGATGTTACCGTGCCAATTGGTTTGACATACATGGCAATTGATGGGGCAACGGAAGAAGGAAGGAACGATTTTTCAGCTATAGTAATTGGGATGCTTGATGCGGATGAGAACTTGTACATTTTGGAAACATTCCATGAGCAGATAGACCCGACCAAATTTATAGATAAGATTTTTGAACTATATGCCAAGTGGGAATGTGTGAAGTTTGCTGGCCAGAAATCTCTTGTAGAAAAAATGTTATGGTCTTTTATTAAAAAAAGAATGAGGGATACAAGGGAGCATGTAACCTTTGAGCCACTTGGTAAGAACACTGGACAGAATAAAGAATATCTTATAAAACAATTACAACCGTGGTATGAGGGTGGTTGGGTTTGGCACGTTAGGGCAATGCAGGGTGGAGAGTGTGAGAGTGAGTTGTTGAGGTTTCCGAAATCAAGAAGGGACGACTTGGCTGATGCAGAACAAATGTTATTGGAAGTTGTTAAACCTTCTGGCAGGGAAACATCAGTACCAGAGTATGACAGAAATTCTTTACACTTGTGGAAAAGAAGGTTGGGCCGTGCAAAAGATCAACGTGAAAAGATAAATGTTGGCAGTATTCTCGAACAAGTGAACAATCACTTAGGGGCGCAGGTGTATTGATGACTAAAACTGCAATGAAAATTATTGACCCAGAAGTTAAAATCTGGCAAGATCGTATAGAGCGTGGGAAGAAACTACGTGATGCGAAGTTAAAAGAAGTCAAGGTATATCTTGATTTTTACAATTCTAAACAGTGGGGAAATAGGGTTGTAAACTTGGGAGAGAAACCAACGGTTAATTTAATTTTCCCGCATATCAATTCACAGTTACCGTTTTTGTATTTTCAGAATCCTAAATGGTTTGTTCGTCCAAGAAGAAAGGTTGAGGGAGTTGATACAGTAAAGTCTGCAAAGCAGATGGAGAAGTTTCTGAACTATTACGCAACAGAGAACATGGGGTCTGCGCTGAAAAGGCAGATGCGATTCTCAATAAAGGACGCACATTTCTTCTTTGGTGCGATGAAATCCGGTTATGTTTCAGATTTTGAAACCAACGAGAACTTTGGGAAATATACAATTCTTGGATACGATGCGAGTGGAAAAGAAATTTATGATATTGATGCCAAGACTGGGAACTTCAAGACCGATGATCGTGAAGAAATTTCTACGAACCAAAGGTTTATTAGTCGTAGGGTTTCTCCGAAGAACTTTATTTTCGACACGGAAGGTGACACGGATTTTGAGTCTGGCCGTTTTATTATTGAAGAAATTACCAAAGATTTAGCAGACGTAAAGGGAAACAAGATATATAAAAACACAGAAAAATTACAAGCAAGTTTTGATGTTCAGCGTTCAATGAAAGAAAAGATTCGTGGACACGAAGAATGGAATGATACCTTAAAGGACAGTCTGAAAAGGATTGTCCTGTATGAAATATATGACCTTGAAAATAAAAAGATAAAGGTTATAACAGATGATTGCGTGGATTTTCTTAGGAACGATGAATTGCCAGATGGTGTAGAAGATCATCCTTATTCCTTCTTGGTGTTTTATTCTGTTATGGACGAGATATATCCATTGTCAGAAATGAAAGCACTTATTCCAATACAGGAAGATTTCAACATTGGCCGTGGTCTTATATTAGATCATTCAAAAAGATTTAATAGAAAGTATGCCATACTCGCAAGTACCTTTAAAGACGAGGCTTCCAAGCTGGCCTTTGAAAAAGGTGGAGACGGGACTGTATTTGAGGTAACGGAACTTCCGCTTAATAAGGTAATGGATGTGGTGAAAGATGCTCCACTGGAACCATCCATCTACGCATCTTTCCAACAGTCTAAAGAAGATTTCCGTGAAGTTGGTGGAGCAACAGAAAGTGAGCGTGGGTTGGTTGAGAGAAGGAAAACGGCATATGAGGCATCGAAAATATCAGAAGCATCTGGTATAAGGAAAGAAGACAAGAAGTCCTTGGTAGAAGATTTTGCCGCATCTGTTGGAAAAAAACTATCTCAATCAATGCAGGCAAACCTAACAGATGAAGATGCAATGTTGATAACCGGAGACGAGGGGTTGGCTTGGGAAGACATCAAAAGGGATGACATTGCTGGTGAATTTAATGTTACCATAGAGGTTGGTTCTGCTGCACCGAAACTTCCAGAATTTGAGCGACAAGATTATGCTATGTTAATTCAAAGTCTCAGTGCGTTTCCACAAGAGTTAATTCGCATGCACATAAAACTTCCTGGTATTATCAGGGGTTTCGCGAGGACATTCCAAACCTTAGATGCTGAGGAGGTTTTAAACAATGAGGAAGAAATGAAACAAATAAAAGCAGAGCTTGACAAAGAAAGACAGATTCAGAGTTTAATCGCTATGCGTGGTCAGGATAAACCTACCGTTGGTGAGAAACAAGGAGGTACGAAATAATGCCAAGAAAAAATAAAACAGGCCCACCGAGAAATGCTAAGGGGCCAAAAGATGGACGTGGTGGAGGACGAGGAAGGAATTCTGATACTGGTACTGGTAAAAAAACTGGTGGAAAGAAAGGGAATTGTTGATGCCCATTTATGAATATGAGTGCCCGCGATGTGGTGTTCTTTTTGAAAGGATACAAAAGATTGATGATCAATTGGTTGTTGAGTGTCCTAATAAACCGTGTCAGGGTTATCCAAAAAAACTAATTTCCAATGGTGCCGTTCATGTTTTTGATGCACAGTTTTGTGAAAACATTGACCATGAGCCGGTATATGTTAGAACAAAACAAGACGTAGTGGATGCAGTAAACCGCCATAATGATACAGAGTTGGCGCAAAAACAGGGCAGACTACACGCCCATTTATAGAAAGGATTAGACATGTTTAAAGACATTCAATTTTCAGAAGATGGAAAGTCTGTAGTTGTAAATGCTGGTGAACTTCCCGGTACGGATGATGGTACTGGTGATGGTACAAAAGAGGTTGCAGTTGAGGATATTATGAATCTTGATGTTTCTCAGTTTCCTGAGGAATTTCGTGAAGAGATAGGCAAGTTCAAAACCGTAGTGGGTGACCAATTCGCTGAACTCGGTAAGCTGCGACCAAAAGCAGACCTATCCGATGTTTTGATGCAGAATATGGCCAACCAGAATCCTGGTGGCGAACAAGGGACTGTCACTGGTGAGCCCTCTCCCGTGGTTGTAAAAGACCCGCTTGATGATGCCCTCCAGTTCGAGGACAATGATTATTATGCAAAATTCTTTAAGGTCATGCATGATGAAATAAAGGATTTGAAAACGCAAGTAGGCACTGTTTCCTCGAATGTTAGCAAAAACAAACAGGAAGGCTTTGTTTCGACTGTCAAGACTTTTATGACAGAGAAGAAAGTTCCTCCGACAACAGTAATGAAGATGGACGAAGTTGCAAAGAAGCTCGGCCCCAATGCATACAATGATCTTGATTTGTTGCTTAGGGTGGCCAATATGGAGTTGGGTATTGTGGCAGAAACAAAAGAAAAAACGCCAGACCCAAATAAACAAGTTACTAATCGTCAACCAGGCAGAGAGGCCGTAACGACCTTTGGAAACAAAAAGAAAATTGGCATTACACCAAAGAAAATCAATAACATGCAGGATGCTTTTGATAAATTTGTTGAAGATGCCAGTGCGCAGGGTTGACGCAAACACATTATGGAGGTTAATTGAAAAATGTCTGTAAATTCATTTACGTTTGAATTTGATGAAATGTTGACCAGCACATGGTTGAATTACCGTGATAAGCTGTACGACAATATCTTTAACGCGAACCCTTTCCTTTATTGGATTCATGCCAACGAGAGAAAGAGAACTGAACCCGGTGGAGAGCGTATTGTTATTCCGCTTGAATATGGGCGTAACGATACAATAAAGTCAATGTCTTCTGGTTATGATACCATTGACACGACTCCGCAAGATCACCTCACCGCTGCTTTTTATGAGTGGAAGGAAATTGCCGGTTCTACTACAATTTCCAACAAAGAATTAGCAAAGAATCAGGGCAAGAACCAGATAATTTCTCTGTTGCAGAGCAAAGCAAACAACACAGAAATGTCAATGAGTGAGTATGTTAATGCCATGATACTTGCATTTTCTGCTGGCAATGGTGGTGCAGACCTGCTCCCGATTTTTCACCTTATCCAGAAGGCTTTCGCCTCAACGACTGTTGGTGGAATCAACCAATCAACGTATGATTGGTGGCAAAATCAGGTTTCATTGTCCACCACAGCCGCAACAAAAACTTGGGCACAGTTTTACAAGGAAATGTCTCACCTTTACAATCTCTGTTCAAGGGGTGGTTCAAAGGGTAAGCGAAGTTTTCCTGACTTGATTCTGTGTGACCAGCGTTATTATGAAACATATGAAGGGGCTTGCTTGAGCAAGGCTCAGATTATGGTTTCTAATGATACTGTTGCTGATCTTGGATTTGGTGGGTTCAAATTCAAGGGAGCCACGTTGATGTGGGATGAGTATGTGCCTGATGTGGAAGATGGAACCGCTGTGACTATTGACACCGTTGATTCATATTGGACGGACATTACCACAGATTATTCGTCTGCGGCGTTCCTCAATTCTGAATTTTTGGAGTTGGTTGTGTGTCAGGGACAGGATTTTGCTGTTGGCCCGTTTATTCAGCCGGAGAACCAGAAGGTCAAGACGTCCATCCTTTATATGATGGGTGAACTGTGTTGTTCCAACAGAAGGAAACAAGGGTTGCATTATAAGATAGATCAAGAAATTGTTTCCTAACGGCCCGTTGTGGCAAAGGAGTAAAAGAATAATGTTAATAGCAAGGATAAACAGAGAAGACCCTGAAAAGGTCTTGATTATTGTCAAAGCGGCTGAGGCGTTACTGGATGGCCGTCCCGTATGTTATCATTTCGATGGCACCGGGGATGGTAAAGATGCATACTTGGCTAATGCCGCCACAGACGGAACCCTTGTGGTTGGGTTGGCTGACGAAGCAATTGCATCTGGTAAGTATGGTAAGGTAATGGTGTATGGTTTAAAAACCAATGCACAGGCTTATGGAGCTTCCAATTTTGCCGCAAACTGTGGTGCTATATTTGGGATTGACTCCAAGTCAAGCGGGTGTCTGCTGCAGTCGGCATCTTTGGGTGCGGCAACAGCTGTTCAGCCAAACTTTGTATATGCCCATTCAGCGTCCCTGGCCTTGTCTGCCGGTTTGCGTGAGTTGGGTGTGTATGTAAGATGTCTATAGGGGAGGTGTTAAATGTTATTTGCTCGAATTAACAGAGAAGAACCTGAAAGGGTTTGTTTAATCGTAAAGGCTGCTGAGGCACTGCTTGATGGTAGGCCAGTTTGTTATCACTTCGATGGTATTGGTGATGGCAAGGACGCTTATCTTGCAAATGAAGCAGTAGATGGAACCAAGACCATTGGTCTTGCGGACGAAGCAATTGCTTCTGGGGTCTATGGCAAGGTGCTCGTTTATGGCCTTAAAACCAATGCACAGATACTCGGTGATTCAGACTTTGCGGCAAATTGTGGGGCGGTGCTAAATGTTGCAAGTGGTTCCAGTGGTCATTTGGTAATGTCTGAATCGGTTGGTGCGGCCACCGCAATGCAACCCACATTTGTGTATGGTCACTCGGCGTCACTTACTTCTTCTGCTGCACTCAGAGCCGCTGGTGTTTATGTGAGGGCATTGTAGAAGGGAAAGGGTAAATTATGAAAGAGAGAAAGGTGATAGATGTTTATCGTTGTTACACTTGTAACAAAGTGATAACGTCTATCACTCTCTTGAAAACTGGCAAGTGCCGTTTTTGTGGAGGCAATACGGTACGAGGAACAAACGTAACTCTATGGCAAGAGTTCTTAATTAGGATTGGAGTAATTAAATGAAAAAACGATTGATGATTGCCACGAATCTTTATCAAGTTGACCCAGTTGTTTATGCAAGTCACATGAACATGATGTATCGTGTTGGTAGAAATCTACCTGATGTCGAGGTTTTGTTTTCTGCTCCGTGGCGCATGCCGATTGACAAAGCAAGGGATATGGCTGTTAAGTATGCCTTACAAAATGAGTGTACGCATCTTTTCTTTTATGATGATGATATGAGATTAGACCCACTCGTTGTCGAAAAGATGTTTCGGAGATTTGACGAAAATCCCGATATGCATATTCTGCAAGCAAGAGCTTTTATTCGTGGTTTCCCCTATGAACCAATGATATTTAAATATGTCGAAAAGGGTGTCATGAAAATTTTCTCTGATTATGAAGGTTCTGTAAGGGATGATGGCCTTGTTAAGGTCGATGCGGTTGGTTGTTGTTGTACAATGATTGACTGTGAGTTGTTTAAAATTGTTCCTGAGCCGTGGTTTGTAACGGGGAATACACATACTGAAGATGTTTATTTTTGTGTAAAGGCATCAGAATATGTGGAAGATGTTGGTATCTATATGGATGATTTGATAGAGGCTGGTCATTTAGTTGATAAGCCCATTCTAACAAAAGCATCCAAACAAATACTTCTTGATATTCATGAGAAGTATGGTTTAAACCAAATATGGCTACCTGACATAAAATTTTCCAAGGATATAAAATACATGGCAGACCCAACTGCACCAACAGAATTCAGGAACCCACTTGAGGTTCTTGGTGAAGGAGGTATTGGAAGTGAAGATTGTGACACAAAAGTTAATGGTTCGTAGAAATATTGTTCCCGGCCAAAAAACATACATGCAGTATCCACTTGCATTATTTGTTGAATATAACGATGATGGAAGCGTGGCATCTACTGGAATGTGTGCATCCGGGGCAATGGAAATTCCGCACGATTTGAACCTGAGTTATAGTGAGGTCGATGGCATGGCAGATGGGTATAGGCCAGAAGCCACTCCCATGTTTGACCCCAACTTTCTTATTCAATTTGACGAACTGGCCACGAGAGTCGAGATATAAAATGATACCAGAAAAGGAATATCTAAATATAGGTTGTGGAAATTGCAGAATAACCACTGCAATTAACATGGATGTTGTTGAGAATGAAATATCCGTTCCTGATATAGTGGGTGATATTTTAGATATTCCCTTTGAAGGCAAAGTGTTCAAGGGTGTGATCTGTTCTCATATCCTTGAACACCTTGATAAAAATAACCACTGGAAAGCCTTATCTGAAATGAGGCGTGTACTTAAAGATGATGGAAGTGCCTACATAGAGGTTCCAGACCTTGAACAATTTATGCGAAATTATTTAGAAAATTATTTGGGTTCAAAAGATTATTGGTACAACGGTGTTTACGGAAGAACGCTCTACCCATCAGATAGACATTTATGTGGATTTAATAGGCAGTATTTAACAGACCTGTTATTCAATTGTGGTTTTGGTAATTTGAAATGGCATGATTCTCCACGAAATATAGCATCATTGTGTGTGGTTGCACACAAAAGAGAGGTATGACATGACATTAGATGAAGCGTATGTTAAACTTCAAGCAAAGCTATCAGAGGAAGCTGGAACTTCTGATTGGTGGACAGAGGCAGAAATCAAAGAGTATTATAATAATCTTTATCAAGATACTTGTGAAGAACTTCAACTTATAAAAGTACGTGATGAAACAACGGTAACGGTTGCAGAACAGAAAAGTTACGACCTCCCAGTTCCAACCGGATATGATAGAGGGATAACACTTTTAGGTGTTGATTGTGATGGAATACCTCTTGATGGAACATCGGTTGTAGAGTTGGACAGAGATATTTATAAATGGAGAGAATTTGATTCTGGTACTCCAGCTGTTTTCTATCATGATTTGGGAGAAGATGGCACGAAGGTTAGCTTGTTCCGAAAACCGACAACAGCAGATTTGGTTCTTGGAATTGAACAAATAATGATTCCGTCAGAACTTGCTGATGCTGGTTCGCCATTATATCCATTCACAAACGGTAAGTTATTGAAAGATGGCGTTATGGCAATGGCCCTGTATAAGTCTGGTGGTGGGCGTGATCTGGACAGGGGCAACTGGTATTGGCAACAGTATATTTCTGGGCTGGCTGGACTTACACAGAGAAGAATGAATCCCAACAGAGAAAGAAGGCTTGGTTCAATAGAAAACACAGTTAATCGTGGGTTTAATCTTGGTGAACGCTATCCAAGTTATCCAAAGTGAGGTAAGGAAAAATGGCACATACTTATAATTGGAACGCCGCATTTGAAGCCGCACCAGATGATGATAATTATGGTTACGAGATTGATGATTATATCAGAAGGTTAGAGGTTGCTGTTCGTGAAAGAATGGAGATAGACCATTATTGGAAGGACGCAACGAGTCAAACCAACGATGGTTTACATAAGAAAATTACCCTTCCGGTATTAGCTGCCGACCCGACAGAAGTTGCAAGTGGTATAATACTTTATGCCAAAGATGCTTCGGCAAAAGCAGAACTGTTCATGATAGACGAGGACGGTGATATAATTCAAATAACATCTGGCGGAGAAATGAATGATTCTCCTATTGCTACTGGAGATGTTATGTTGTTTTATGCTGATACTGCACCAACCGGATGGACAATACAGAATACCCTTGATGACAAAACCATTATGGTTACGAAAGGTTCTGCCGCAGGAGGGCAAACGGGTGGAGGGGCACACGCTACTGGGACGTGGACAATTTCGGGAATCACAGGTGGAAGTCATGCATTAACAATTGCTGAACTGGCGGCGCATACACATACTGTATCACTTACTTATGGTAATGGCGCGGAAGGAGCGGGGGATAAGGGATTAACAAAGCCTAATGATTGGGGCACCTATGCCGCTCCATCATCGTTAACTGGTAGTGGTACAGCGCATAGTCATGGAGCTTCTGCACATGCCGGTACGTGGCGACCAGCAGCTTATTGTTTTATAATGTGTAAAAAAGACTAAAGAAAGGATTTTGTTATGTTAAAGAAATGTCCGTTTAGTGTAATAGGGAAATGTAATTCTGAATGTCAGCTTTTTGAAAGTGGAATCAGAATTGGAGGAGACGGTAAACATTTTACATATGAAGGTTGTATTTTTGAATCAATTTCTTCGTGTGAACAGAACCATATAAACAGACTCGTTGGTCTTCAAGCTACAATGGATAAGATGGTAAACGAAATGATTAAGACACGGAAGATTTTTGAAGTTGCATTAACCGGAAAAATAATAGGAGAACAGGACAATGTTAAGACCACAGAAACAAACAGGACTGGAGAGGGGAGAGAAATACCTAAAAAAATCTCCAGTCTTTAACATAACAGGTGGTCTTGATTTCCGTTATCCAACGATTGAGATTCAAGATCAATATTGGTCAAATGCAAAAAACGTTTACGTTGTAGATAAAAAGGTTCGTAAACGTCCAGGCTATTCTACGTTTGGTGATAATCTTCCGCTTCTTGGAACTGTTGTTGGGTTTGACAACTTCTTTGGTTATAACGGGACATCGTATTTATTTTGTTATACAACAAGGAATGCATATCTTTATAATACATCAACAGAAAACTGGGAAATAGTAACGGCCAACACAGAAATACAAGATTGTGAAGATAAGGATGATTGGACTGCATCTGCAAATGTTACCCTAACAGATGATACGGTATATAGAATCAAAGGAACGAATTGTTTGAAAGCTGTGATTGCGGCAGGGTTTGTAACTGGTATTGCTTTTTATGATGATTTTGCCGCACTAAACCTTACGGCAGCCACTCAGGTTCATTTCTGGATTAGAAGCACAGTTGCTCTTGCTGAAGGTGATTTACAAATACTTCTTGACGACACAGGTGGTTGTGTTTCTCCGTTAGAAACAATCGACATTCCTGCTTTAGTTGCGGGAACGAGAACAGAAATATCCATTGACATAACCACTCCAGCGGCTCTTGGTGCAGTTATATCTCTTGCTTTAAATGTTGCTGTTGATAAGGGTGCGAATACTGTTTACATTGATGATGTTAGGGGCATAACAGAGTTAACTGGTGATGTGGAGAATTTGATATTCTCTGATATGATATATAATGATACTGATGCTGTTTTGAATTTTGTATTTAGCAACAGAGTTAATGAAATACAAAAGTTTGTGCCGGGAGTCAGTTCTTGTTTTGAGGATTTGGGTGGTAGTCCGAATAAAGCAGAGGTGGTTTTAAATTTTTCAAACCATCTTGTTAGAATGGACACTGTTGTTACTGGTACAAGATTTCCACAACGTGTAGAGTGGTCTGTGCTTGGTGACCCAGAAGATAATACTGGTTCTGGTTCTGGAAACAATGCATTGAGTAAAAGTTCTGGCTGGATTAAGGGGGCTGTTTTATTAAAGAATGTAGTAGCTATTTTAAAAGAAAGATCAATAGTTTTGATGAATTATGTTGGTGGAACAAATCCGTTTGAGTTTGAAGAAAGTAGAATTGTTGATATTGGCACGATTGCAGGAAAAACGGCAGTTGTTGTAAAGGGCGAACAACTTCTATTTTTTGCAAACGACTTGAGGATGTATGCATTTGATGGATTGACTTGTGAGCCAATTTCTTCTTTTATTGACACTAAACTTTCTGATCTTTTAAACCCTTCTACTCTTGACCAATGTCATGCTACAGAAATTGCTGCATTGAATTTATATTTATTATTTGTTCCAAGTGTTTCATCTGATTATCCAAACATTGTTTGGTGCTTTAATTACAAAGATAATGTTTTTTCATATTGGGAGTTTAACGATTATATAACTGCAACTGGAACATTTTCTTCATATTCTGCAACAACTATTGGTGAACTTCTTGCCACGTTGGGAACATTGGATTGGAGAATTGGGTCAAGGGAGCTTCAAACTTCTTCGCCAACTATATTGTTTGGTTCGAGTGATGGATACATATATTCTCTTTTGGACACTATAGCAAACGATAATGGTGTGGCCATAGATGCTTGGTTTGATACAAAGTCGTTTTTGTTTAATGATGTTGGTATGTACACTGGATGGGAATTTATAAGTATTTACGGAAGTGGTGATTCTGTTGACATTAGCATTAGTATGAATGGAGCCATAACTTGGGATGCGAAAGGAACAATAGAATTACATAAAAGTATTTTAAGAAATAATATTATGGTTGGTCTTCGTGCCGTTTCAGAACACGCCATTTTTAGATTACAAAACAGTACGCTTGATGAAAATTTTGAGATTGCTGGAATACAAATAGGGCATATAAACAAAACCGAAATAATGAAGGATGATGTATTTGGGGCAACACATATTGGTGGGCCATCTGACACATCTAAATATATGTTAAAAGAAGTGTATGATGCAGACGAAGATGGTGTTGTTGATGAAACAGAGTTGATTGATGGAGGTGAATGGTAATGCCGGAAGCCGAGGGTGAGAAGTACATGGAAGAAAGGGTGTATGATAAGGACAATGATGATGTAACTGATGAAGCTGAACTTGTTGACGAGGGTGAATGGTAATGGCTAAAATAGTAATATATCATGGTTTGAAAGCTGATATCCCAACACTTGCAAGTGGACAGCCCGGATGGTGCACCGATACGCTACAGTTATATATCGGAACTGTCAGTGGTACAAATTACCTTATCGGTTATGTTCTTTCTGCGGCTGTAATGGAGGGTTCATTTGATGCATATACCATTCTTATGGCAACAGCTGACAATACACCAATACCCCTTACTGTTACAGAACAAACATTGGTAGGAAGAATAACGGGTGGAGTAATAGATGCATTAACCGCAACAGAAGTAAGGACTCTTTTGAATGTTGAATCTGGAGCAGATGTTACGGATGCTGTAAATGTTGGTGCAATCAATCATGCCGCAACAGCAAAGGGTACTCCTATCAATACAGACAAGATTCCCATAGTGGATACTGGGGCAGCGAATGTAATAAAGTCGGTAACTTTTACAGCCTTAAAGTCATTCTTAAAAACATATTTCGATACTCTTTACAATGACGTAGCCACAGACGATATTTGGACTGCTGCTGGTGAATTAGTAATAGGCACGGGAGCAAACACAGCTCACAAAATAGCCGCAGGAGCAATCACTAAAATGCTCGTAGGTGGTGGAGCCGCTGACCCCGTATGGACAGAAACAACAG